ATATAAATGCCACTGCCTTAGCATCTATGAATTTTTTATTTATCTTGAATCCCTGTGCAGGTGGGCATTCTTTGATAAATTCTGCTGCAATAAATGCAGAATGTTTTGCAGTAGCAGTATACTGCAAGTTGAGCACCTCTTGACCTTTATGGTCTAAGATAGATGCAAAGTATAAACCTAGCATAATTATATAATTTAATTGGTTTAATATAAGTTAGAAGATGATAAGAAATAATAATGAAGAAGGGTTTAATACCCCTCTTCATCCAATGGTTCTCTTTCATAAGGAGCATGAACCATATCATACTCTTCATCAGAGAAATAATTGTCAGGCATAGCCTGTAATTCTTTCATAGATAATCCTGTTATCTCTGAAACTATGTGAGCTTCAGTAAACTCACCTTCAATGAAATTGAATATATAACCCATAGTTTTTAATTTTAATTTAATATAAGTTAGAAGATGAAGATAAGAAGAATATAAAGGGACATAGTCCCTATTATATTTCATACCCCATCATAATATAATCCATCAGATCATCCATTGGATCTGATGTATACATTGTTCTAATGTATATATTATGATACACTTCAGGTATCAATGATAACTCAGACTCTAAACCATCAAATGGTGTCCAGTTATCATTATACATCAAATACTTATCAGTAAGTACTTGATGTATTTTATCTTGTATGATTAACATATTATTTTTCATAATATTTAATTTTTAGATTAATACTGCTAGAAGTATAAAGCTGATAGGAAAAGCATGGGGGGTACCCCGGATTTGCACGGGGACGGGGGGTCTTGAAAGGAGGGTCCACCACCCCCCAACATATATCTAAAAAAACCAAACCAAAAAAAGTATTTATATTATAGTACCTTTTTGAGTTTACATATTGTAAAGGAAATACTTTACATATTGTCACATAAATAGATTACATTTGTGACAACAGTACCTGAGACTGTTCTGCCACAGCCCCAGCTTAGGTCTTATTCTGTGTAAGGGAAATCCTTTTGGTATAACCTATGACAAACCCCCATGTAAGACTAGTGACGGCTAGAAACTGCATGGGTTTTTTTTAAAATATATAGTATGAAAAAGTTTGTAATAGTAATGGTAATTGTTTTATTAATGGGATCCTGTAAAACGTCTGCTAATTGTGATGCTTATGGAGATTTAAATAATAATACAAAAGACTTGTCATTTAATAAATAAAGTTTATATTTGTTTTAACTTTGTTCATAAGGTTAATATTAAATTTGTTTTGAAGATAAACTCCTGGGAAACTTGGAGTTTATTTTTTTATACTTATATTTGTAAAAACCAAATGAATATGAAAAAGTCAAAAGTACTTATTAAGGTGTCTCTACAAGAAGATGGAGGACTAGAAGTAGAAATAGATTCAGGAGAAACAGGCAAGATGGCTGTAATAGGAATCTTAGAACAAATCAAATTTAACATTCTTAACAGTGATAAAGAATCAGTTAAAGAAACATTTGAATCTAAAAAATATGATGCTTGATGATATTGCATTATAGAAAAAAACCAGTAGCCATAGAGACTGTTATATGGACTGGTGATAATGTAACTGAGATGGTAGAGTTTTCTCCCAACTGTTTTACTTATCATAGAGATAACGTTATTACATTACAGATAGTAACTCTTGAAGGAACTATGACAGCTACAATAGGAGATTATATTATTAAAGGTATCAAAAATGAGGTGTACCCATGTAAGTCTGATATCTTTTTACTTACTTATGAACCAATTAACTTAGATAAAGATGGAAGCGGAAATTAATGAAATTAAAATTGTGCCTTTTGGGGAACAACTAGTAGGACTAAATGAGGACATGAATATAGATCCTACTATAAGAAAAATTAAAGTAATGTTTGCTGAGATGGCAGAGATTTTAAAGCAGAATTATTCAGAAGAAAGATCTGCAGTTAAGAGTTTATTATTTGATCATGCAATAGGAGAGATAATAAATGCTAACACAGCAATAGAAAAAGTATTAACATTTAAAGTATAAATTATGAATCACCCGTTTAAAGTATTAAGAGGAAGAAGAATTATTATTGAAGTTCCTGTAAAAAAAGAATCAGCAATTAAATTAACAGAAAAAGATGAAGATGCTATCATGTATGAAGCAATGAAAGCTTGGTTAAGATTAAAAGTATTTGCAGTAGGAGATAAATGTGAAGATGTCAAAGAAGGAGATGAAGTATATATTCCTTACTCATCTTTAGAGCATTCTGAAAAAATAGATATTGATGGAACAGTTAGATTGATATTAAATGAAGGTGATGTAGCAATAGTATGGTAAATATGACACAAGAAGAATACAATGACCACTTTAAAAGACAAGTAGGGAAAATGTCTAAAGGTTCTGATTATGATATAGATAAACTTCCAAACTATTATACTGTACCTGTTAATAAACTAAATAATATAAGACCGGATCATTATGGTGGTAAGGATAATACTTATGAAGTATTCAATGTATTAGAAGCATGGAATATAGATAAAGACTTTTACTTAGGTAATGTTATTAAGTATGTAGCAAGGGCTGGTAAGAAAGACCCTAGTAAAACTAAAGAAGATTTGCAAAAAGCTATGGTATATTTACAAAGAAAAATTGATCAGTTATAAATATTTTAATATATTTACACTGTTAAAATTTATGTTAGTAGGTAAGGGAGTCCCTGGGAATTAATTTTCCTAGGGATTTTGTTTTTATGTAAATATTTTGTATATTAAAGATATAACTAAATAGTAAAATCATGGATATTTTAAACTGGCTTTATTTACAAAAAGCAAAATTAATTAGAACAGAAGCAAATAATGCTTCAACAGATTTAATAGCAGTAGGTGCTGATGCAACTTTTATAAAAAGAGGAGATAAGTATCAAACTTATGCAATGACAATTCAAGATTTGTCAGTTGCTGGAGATGTTGCAAATACTGGATACTATACTCTAGATCTAGGTATAACAAGTGTAGTAGATGTTACTACTCAAAAAGGAGTAATTGAAATTGCTATGGATAACCTTATTGCAGACCCACTTCCTGCATTTGCTAGTTCAGTAGGATTAACTATTACAAATGCAGACATGGATTTTACTGATCTAGATAAAATTTATATGCAATTTTCAGTATACTATAATCAAAATATGAATGATACGTTTATACCATATGTATTATCTACAGGAGCTATAGTTGGTTCTAACTTTAATATTTTTAATGCTAACCCAGCAGTAGCAGGACTTAGTCAATTTAAAGGAAAAATGTATTTATACTATGAGCTTTACAATTTTTAAATTATGTTAAATAATCTTACAAACTTTGCTAATATCATCAAAAGGGGGATGATAAAGAAAACATTATCAGATACAGATTTAATTGCTTTAAGTACTAAAGATAAAAACTATGATGGTGGGTATAAACCTACTGCCATTAGTGCTGCAGATCTTAAAAAAAGTTTTGGCCAACATCTTGATACTACTTTATTTGCATATCCCTTTAGTTATGTGGTAACACCAGTAATGACTGAAGGAATAGACACTATTACAGGAGACAACTTCTTTTTTGGTAATACGGTTAACTTAAAGTCATACAAAATCTTAGGTAAAATTGCTGTAGGAACTAACTTTAATCTTTGGCCTATAGGAACAATATCTGCTAATGTACCTTTAAATGGGGACTTACCGTGGAAAGTAACGGGAGTTGTAGAAGCATTTGATGATGTTACTGGTAACTATTTACAAACTGGTTTTGCAGATGGTGCCAGAGTTGCAGATACTGCAGGAGGTACTGTTAATGCAGACTTCTGTACAATTATGGAAGATTATAACTCAACACCAGGTTCTATTGAACTTTATTTGGCTGTGGCTAGTTCTTTTGCAGTAGGTGATATCTACGGAAATGTAGCATTTGAGTATGAGATCTATGTAGATGAAAGTATCAATTTAGTATTTACAGTATAAAATTAAAGTCATGGGAGCAACAAATCAAGAAACAGCAGTAAAAAATAAGATAAACAGAATCTTTAAAGATGACCGTTTACAAGCTGAGTATGAAAAAAGAATGATAACTGAACTAAGAAAAGCTCTTACACCTGAGCAAGATGCTAAACTTAAAAAAGTACAAGAGTTGTCAATGAAATTTTTTGCAAATGCAAAATCAATGACAAAAGGTGATGCACTGCTAATAAATAAAACAACATAAGGTCATGTCAATAGGAAATTTAAAATCAGAAGGTAATAAAGGAAATAACTTTCCTTGGCAATTAAAAATGCTAAAAGGTCTTCAAGGTATTATTGATACTTTAAACGCAGGAGTTTGTTGTCCACCTCAAGCAAGAACTACTAATTTCTTAAGACCTACAGGAGTTTCAGGTACAATTGCAGCAGGAACATTTTCTATGTCTTTTGCAAGTGTAGGAACTGCTAATGCTACAGTTGGTGGAATGATACTTAAACCTGGAGAAACAATAAACTTTGATGCTGGTGCATTAAATAATACTTTAGGAGCTGTAGCTTATGATACTACAACAGCAGGTGCTGAGTTAATAATTATTACACTTACATAATAGTGTCTACGTTTATAAACATAGATAAGTCTGTAAATCTTCCTAAAGCTAATTATGGATTATTTGCACAAACTGCATTAGGAACTGCTATTACTAATACTATAGTAGAAACTTCTTTAGTAGGCGCAGGAGTAGGTACTTTATCAGTTCCTGCAAATGGATTTGCAGTTGGAGATAGTTTTGTTCTTAAAATGTGTGGGAATGTATCTTGTGCAAATAATGAAACTATACATGTTAGAATTAAATCTAATGGTATTGTTATTGGAGACTTAGGTGTTTTTCAAATGAAGATAGCAACTAACAAATTTTTTGAATTAGTTGTTGATTTTACAGTCACTAAAATTGGTGGGGCAGGAGTAGCTGAATTATTTGTTAATGGTCAATATATCTATAATCAAAATGCTAATACTCAACTTGACGGTTCTAATTTTGCATTAGTTTCTAATACTGTATTTGACACTACTATTATAAATACACTTACTATTACAGGGCAGTGGGGACTAGCAAATGTTGCTAACTCAATACAATCACAAAACTTTGTTTTAACAAAAACTTACTAATGAGTACACAAATACAAATAGCACCAAAATCAGCATCAGGAATATTCGGTATATCAGACTCAGCAGGTGTTTATACTTATTATGCTACACTGACTTTAGCAATGGCTGCTGCTACAAGTGGTCAAACAATTGAAATGTTTGCAGATGTTACGGAAACGGGAGCAGTTACTATTACTTTGAAAAATGGAGTAAACATTAATGGGAATGGTCACACATACACACTTAATAATAGTGGTTTAATTCATGCACTATCAGCTTCCGCATCTGTAGCAACATCTTGTAATATTTTAAATTTAAATGTTATAAGAATTGGAAGCACTGGAAATTTATTTGATAACTCTTGTTTAGTATTAAATATAAATTCTTCAGGAATAATAAATTGTTCAGGTTCTACTTTTAGAAATTCAGGAAGTGGATGTGGTATACTATTAAATCCAAATGCAGCTTTTGAAATAAATTATGCAGTAGCATACGCAACTACAACTTACGGTGCTTTTGGAATATTTAGTACTTCAGCAGGAGCAAAATTAAACAACTGCATTGGATACGGAACAAGTGGAGGCTATGGTATCAGATGTCATAACGGTGGAGATATTCAAAATTGTACGGGTGTATCTGATTCAGGTTATGGTATTTATGGATTAGCTGGTAATCAATCTAATAGTGTAGGTATATCAACAAGTGGTATTGGATTTGCAGGAAATAGTAACGCTTTTAATTGCGTAGGAAAATCTACTTCAGGAGTTGGTTTTGAATGTACAAACGCAATAAATGTTGTAGGTTGTGTTGGTATATCTGTAAGTGGATTTGGCTTTTTAGTATTAAATGCTATTATTTATAATTGCTCAGGAATAAGTTCTTCTTCTAATGGTATTTTGTTTAATGGTGTTTCTAAAGCATATAATATAACTGCAAAATCCACAAGTAGTTATGCTTGTTGGGGATTATTTTTTACCTCACAAATATATGGTGGAACTATTATTTGTGATTGGAATAATGCAGCAGGATACGGAATAAGAGGAAATGCAGGTGCTATTTCAAGCATTATATCTAATTGTACTTTTAATTTATCCAATGCTTCTGCTCCATATCTATTTAATGATGGAACTGCTCAAGCAATTTCTATGAGAGGTAATACATATCAAGGAGGAGCAGCATTTAATGTTAATCTTACTCAAGCAATAGTAACAACTGAAGACGCACAAGGTAATATATTTTTATAATGGAAAATGTGACTAAAATAGACATAATGGTGGATACTATCTACTGTTATGATGAGATGACAAACGAAAGAATAGACTATCCTTTGACTTCAGAGTATGATTTCTTTATGAATGAATTTTCAGATACTCAAGAATTGTTATCTGTGAACATAACTGATCCAATACCAAGAATTATGAAGTTCTATACAATAGAAAATTCTATACCTAAGTCATTTGTAGAGTTAGATTATGTAGATATGACTGAAGAACAGAAGCTTATTTTTGATAACTTTGTTACAATGATAAAAACTAAATAATGAAGAGGTTAATTTACATATTATTGCTAATTACTTTAATTATTTCTTGTACTCCACAAAGAAGACTAGAAAGATTGCTCAGAAAACACCCTGAGCTTACTTCTATTGACTCTATTACTATTCATGATACTATTAGAGTAACAGTTCCTGAAGTACACTTAGATACCATTGTAACACTACAACAGTTATATGATACAGTTTATTTAGAGCAAGAACAACTTAAAGTAAAAGTATGGATGGATAGATACTATAAGGTTTATATCCAAGGTAAATGTGATACCGTGTATATTGATAAGATAGTTACAAGAAAGATTCCAATAAGAATATATGAGAAAACTCCACTATGGAAAAAGATTATCAATTGGATTTTTGTATTTTTACTAATTATAACTGTTGGCTATACCTTATACAAGGTAGCTAAGTCTAAACTATTTTAAAATGAAAACTATTATCTCTACAAACATAATGACTATTTTGAAAACACTACTTTTATTTTTTGCGCCTATTAATGGAATTATAATACTTGTTATATTATCAGTATTGATAGACACAGGGTTTGGTGTTTGGAGAGCATATAAGACAGGACAAGATGTTTCGTCTAAAATATTTAGACATGGCTTAATCCCTAAAATGATTTCTTATGTAGTTGCTATAATGTTAGTGTATACTGCGGACTTTCTTATGATAAATGTTATTACGCATTCTGTAATAAGCATAGACTTCTTATTTACAAAAGTAATTGGGCTTGTACTTCTTTCTATTGAAGTAAAAAGTATAGATGAGAATTTTACTGCTGTAAAAGGATATTCTTTTCTTAAGAAGATTATTGATTTAGTAATGAAAGCTAAAAACATAAAAAAGAATCTAAATGAGTTATAGTTTTTTAAATACAGAAAAATCTCCAAAAATTCTTGTTAAAGCTGTTAAGCTTATAGGAATAAAAGAGGTTGTAGGGAAAGTACATAACCCAGTTATTATGGCTTGGGCTAAAGACCTTGACTTACAAAAGATTTATACAGCAGATGAGATTCCTTGGTGTGGATTATTTATTGCGTATGCTTGTTATAAAGCAGGTATAGATGTAGTAGATAAACCTTTATGGGCTTTATCATGGGCTAAATGGGGAACTAAAGTTGCTGAACCTATGTTAGGCGACATACTTACTTTTAAAAGAGATGGTGGTGGACACGTTGGAATCTATGTAGGTGAAGATAAAACTTGTTATCATGTACTTGGTGGAAACCAAGGAAATGCAGTATCAGTAACAAGAATTCTTAAATCAAGATTGTATCAAGCTAGAAGAACAGCATGGAAAATAGCACAGCCAGCTAATGTCCGTAAAGTAATCCTTACAGCTAAAGGTGCAATCAGTCAAAATGAAGCATAATGAAAGCAAGAAATAATTGGGGAGCTAAAAACAAACAATGGGATAAGTTTCAGTTAAGACTGAGATTAGGTGTTATTGATGTTATAACAATTGAAATAGACATTTCAAGAAGCTTCTACATGATAACAATATTAAATTTCACAATTAAAAATAGATAACAATGAAAAATTTTAAAGGACTTCACACATATGCTGTAGGAGGAATAAATACAGAAGACTTTGCACCAGGTAATAAAGCACTTACTAATATGATAACTGCTAATCCATCTAGAGTACCTGAAGCAATATCTAGCTTTGGTGATAAAAAACCTAAAAAATTTAAACAAAGTAAAAAAGCTAAAAAATGTACACCAAATCAAAAATTTAAAGATAAATGTTTTAAAAGAAACTAATATTATAAAGTATTACATTAACCCAGGTATTCTAAGTATTTGGGTTTTTTGCATTTAAATGTTTGAAGTTTAAACTTATTTAGTTACAATATATTGTATAGCTTTATCCATAATATTAATATTATCTTGAAAATAACCTAAACCCATATTACATTTACCACATAATAAACCTCTTACTTTTCCAGTAATATGATCATGATCTACATCTAAATTTTTAGGTAATACATTAACATGTCTATTACATATAGCACATGAATTATTTTGATCAATAAGCATTTGATTATATATATCTAAAGTAATATTATATTTTCTTTTTAATGCACTATTTCTATGGTAGTCTTTACTATATACAGGATGTTCATTGTATTTTTTTTTATAATTTGTTCTGCCTGTTAAAGGATTAATAGTTTTTTCTCTACTTCTAGATTCCATAGTTTTTTTTACAGCGCAACTTTTACAATAATATGATAATCCATCTTTAGTAGTTTTATTTTTAGGAAACAAATTACAACTTAAATCTTTTTTACAGTATCTACAATTTTTCATAATGTTTAAACTTATAGTTTTACAAATATAATGTTTAAACTAATACTATCAAAATAAATTTGTAAAGTTTATAATAATAAGTTACATTTGTTTAAACTTTAAAAGTATAACAATGGAAAACCAACAAGAAACTGAATTAACTGTAGAAGAGTTAATGCAAAAAAAAGAAGAGATGTTACAGTTTTATACTGAATCTCTACCTTATTTAGAGGCACAAGCTAAGTATGAAAAACTACTTGCTGAGATTGATGAGTCTAGATTTAAAAGAACTAGTATTCAAATGCAGTATGCTATGATGGCTCAACAAGATCAAGAGCATGCAGAAACTGGAGAAAGATATAAAATGGAAGAAGAAGAACTTCCTACAGAAAGAAAATTAAAAAAATCATAACACACAATGGCATTAGTTAATCAAGTACAGAAACGTGCTGTAATGACTAAGTGGGATGTAATTAAATTTCAGATAGTCACTCATTGCTATATTAACAATATAACAGTGAGTGATTCTGATCTTAATTGCTTGACTTTACTTAGTACTACAGGACCAATTGAATTAACTCATTTTTGTTATGATGCTTCTTCAGAAGAAGACCAGATATTTAAATCTGCACAGACTGTAAGAAATGCAGTAAATAAAGCTGAAAAAAATAACTTAGTTGTAAAAGATACAGATAATAAAAAAGTTATTATGATAAACCCAGATTTAAAGATTCAAGTAGATGGTGATATATTATTAGATTATAAGTTTTTAGGTAGATGATTCCCAAGAAACCCAAACTATTATATAAACAACTAGCTGAAGAGACTAACTTAAATGAGACTTTAATAGACAACCTTATAACTTTTTATTACAAAGAAGTAAGAAGTGAGATGTCAGCATTAAATCACACTAAGATTTATATTGATGGATTAGGACAATTTATTGTTAAATCAAGAACAGTAGATAACTTAATACTAAAATATGAAAGAATAATTGCAAAAGCAGATAACTATTCATTCTCTAGTTATCATAATAAAATAAGATTAACTACAAGATTAGAAGAACTTAATGCAGTTAAACTTAAATTACAAGAAGATAAAAGTAAAAGACAAAATTTTTTAATTGAAAAAAATGGAAGGAAAACTAACAGCAATCTGGAAGAATAGAAAGCAAATACTTGAAGGAGTTAAGAATAGTATTATCCGGGATAAGTTTGTAGAAGAAATTGCAGAACAAAGAATGGTAATATGTCATGCATGTCCTAAAAAAGATATAGAAGGTACATCATGTGTAATGCCAGGTACTCAACCTTGTTGTTCATTATGTGGATGTTCACTTAGTTTTAAAGTAAGAGCTTTATCTTCAGACTGCCCAGCACATAAATGGAAAGCAGTTATTACAGAAAAAGATGAAGACAAATTAAATAACCTTATAGATTAAAATGAGTATAGTATTTAAAGCATCAGATCATAGTTATACAAGTATAGATGATTCTGAAGATATATCTTGGGTAAGTGTTACTAGTTTAGTATCACATTTTAAAGAACCCTTTGATTCAGCAGGTGTGGCTAAGAAATGTGCAAAGAATTCAAAGTCTAAATGGTTTGGATTAACACCTGAAGTAATACAGGATTTATGGAAATCTGAGTCTGAACGGGCTATGAATCTTGGTACTTTTTACCACAACCAAAGGGAAACTGATTTATGTAATCTTGCATCTATAGAAAAAGAAGGAATACCTCTTCCAGTATATGTGCCTCAAGAAGTTGAAGGTATTAAACATGCACCTGATCAAAAGTTAACTGATGGTATATATCCAGAACATATGGTGTATTTAAAATCAGCTAATATATGTGGTCAATCAGATTTAGTTGAAGTAGTAAATAATAGAGTACACATAATAGATTATAAAACTAATAAAGAAATTAAGTCAGAAGGATTTAAAAATTGGGAAGGTATTACTAAGAAAATGTTATTCCCTGTTAATCATTTAGATGATTGCAACTTTTCACACTATGCTTTACAGTTAAGTATTTATATGTATATTATATTAAAGCATAATCCTAAACTATCTGTGGGTACAATGTACTTACATCATATAGTATTTGAATCATCTGATATTGATCAATGGGGTTATCCAGTTACTAAGTATAATCACAATGGAGATCCAATTGTATTAGAAGTTATTCCAATTGAAGTACCTTATTTAAAAGATGAAGTAATTAGTATTGTTAACTGGTTACATGATAATAAACACAAACTTAAAAAGAAATAATTATGAAGTTATATCAAATAAGGCACTATGACAAGAATTATCCAGGAAGAACAATTATATTAGGTTATTCAGGCTTAGTATTATTTAGATATAAAGGTAAGATACTTGTAAAAGTTAAACCAAATAAAAAACTAACCAAAAACTATTCAGAAAGTGAAGAAGAATATTTAAAAGGTTATGTTGTAGTTAATAATGATCATTTATTTTTTAATCCATATATAGCAACTGGATTTATTAATGGTTTTAAAAAATTATTTAATATAAAAATTAAACCAAAACCTATAAATCCTTTTGTATGATAGTAGATTGTAAAATTATAATGACAAATTTAAAGGTAAGAGAATTAACTGGACAAGATTCAATTATACTTATGCCTTTTTCTTTTGATATAAGTATGGTTACTGCATATAGACAATCAGTTGATGATGATAGTATTCCTGAAGAATATAGTGTAATCTATACAGAATACGGAGATACTTACTGTATTGACATATCATATGGTGAATTTAATTATATCTACAAAAAATATATAAATGATAACTCAAATAAAGAAAAATAATTATGCCTTATATAAATAAATTAGATACAGATACTGTAACAATAAATATTGGACCTCTTGGTGTTAGTTACATATTATCAC